ACCAACATCAGCAGAAGCGCCTCGGCGTCGACGTGGCGCGATTCGGCGACGACCGGACCGTGATCTTCCCGCGGCAGGGGCTCGCCTCCTTCCGGCCGGTCATCCTCCGGCAGGCCAAGACGACCGACATCGCGGCGCGCGTGATGATGGCCTCGAACCGATGGGGCGCGGAATTGACGCTCGTCGACGATACGGGCCATTGGGGGCACGGCGTCATCGACAACCTCACGACGGCCAACTTCGCCGCCGTGGGGATCAACTACGCCGGGAAGGCGCTCGACCCGCGGTTCAAGAACCGGCGCGCGGAGTTCTACGTCAAGGGCTCGACGGCCATCCGGAACGGCGCCGCGCTCCCGTTCCTGCCGGAGATGGTCCCGGAGCTCACCGAGATCACCTACTCGTTCGTCAACGGGCAATTCATCCTCGAGGAGAAGGCGCAACTCAAGGAGCGGATCGGGATCTCGCCCGACCTGACCGACGCTTACATGCAGACTTACGCCTATCCGGAGATGCCGGGGCGGATGTTCGAGATCCTCTCGGGGACCGGGAGCCGCGTCGGCCGCGCCGATCACGACTTCGATCCCTACACCGACGACGAACGCCGGCGCGAGGAAACCGAGGAAACGCTCCGCGCGCTCCGCGACTTTGATCCGAACCGTCTCTAGGAGGACCTCCGCTATGTGGCCGACCAGCAACCGCCGGCGCTCCCGGCAGATTCGCGCGCTCGCGACCGCGCAACTCGTGACCTCGACCTCGTTCGAGTCGTTCCTCAAGCGCGGGATCGTCGGTCGTTTCCTCTGGCTGTTCTTCGGGCGATGACGATCCGCCCGGCGCGCGAGGCCGACCTCTATCGCGTGTTCGAGATGGGCGTCGCGTTCATCGTGTCGATCCCGACGTATGCCCTGATCTTTCAATGGGAACCGGAGCCGCTCGAGCGCTTTATCCGCGACCTGGCGACGCAAGACGCAAGCGCGATCCTCGTCGTGGAGCAGGACGACGGGACGCTCGAGGGGATGGTTGTCGCCGTGCTCGTCGCCAATCCGTTCGGCGGTCCGCCGTGGGCCGAGGAGGTCGCGTATTGGCTCGAACCTAGGGCTCGCCGAGGGACCGCGGCCTACAAGCTATTGGGGGCCGCGGAGGATTGGGCACGACGGAAAGGGGCGACCGTGCTTAAAATGGTCGCGCCCGCGGGTTCACAGATCGGCAGACTCTATGAACATCGGGGCTACGAACCGCTCGAGACAACCTACATCCTGAGGCTCTGAACCGATGGGACTCCCTAGCTGGCTCGGAGGCGGGAAGAAGAAACCGGCGCCCGGCACGCCGGCCGCGCCGACCGCCCCGCTCCTCGCGCCTCCTCCCGCCGCGCCTCCGAACCTCCTCGCCACGACTGCCGGATTCGCCGCCACGAACGCCGCACGCCGCCAACGCACGATCGCCGCGACCGGCGCGCAGGCGCCCGTCGCGAAGCCGGCGCCGGCGCAAACCCCCACACCGAAGAAGCTCGTCGCCGCGGGCCGCTCCGCGATGGGGCTCTACTGATGCCGGATCGCTACTCGTCGATCGACTCCGCGCGCCCGCGGCGCTACCAATACGAGCGCCTCCTCGCGCGTCTCAAGAGCGAGCGGAGCTCCTTCGATTCGCACTGGAAAGAGCTCTCCGACTGGATCCGCCCGCGGCGCTCGCGGTTCACGACCACGGACCGCAACAAAGGCGACAAGCGGAATCAGAACATCATCAATTCGACGGCGAAGTTCTCGAGCCGCACGCTCGCCTCGGGCCTGCATGCCGGGCTCACGTCGCCGGCGCGGCCTTGGTTCAAGCTCGGGACGCCGGACCCGGACCTCTCCAAGTTCGGACCCGTGAAGGAGTGGCTGCACATCGTCACGCAGCGGATGATCTCGGTCTTTCTGACGACGAACGTCTACAACACGCTCCCCGTCATTTATGGCGACGCCGGCGACTTCGGGACCGCGGCGATGTCCATGCTCCCGGACTCGAAAGATCTCTTTCGGACCTACCAATACCCGATCGGTTCTTACTACCTGGGGCAGGACGAGCGCGGCAACGCGGCGACGTTCATCCGGGAATACGAGCTCACGGTGCGGCAGATCGTCCGGGAGTTCCTTCGCGTGCCTGGCACGCGCCTCATCGATTGGTCGAAGGCCTCGCCGACGCTCCGCTCGCTCTGGGATCAAGGCGACTACGAGGCGCCGGTCAAAGTGGTCTGGTGCGTGACGCCGAACGAGGAGCCGCGCCGCGATCGTCTCGAGGCAAAGGACGCGCTCCCGTGGCGCTCGTGCTGGTGGGAGTTCGGCGAGGACGCCGGCTATCGGTTCTTGCGCGAGAGCGGGTTCAAGACGTTCCCGATCTTCGCGCCGCGATGGGACACGACGGCCGAGGACACCTACGGCACCGACTCGCCCGGGATGACGGCGCTCGGCGACGTGCGGCAACTCCAGATCGAGGAGCGCCGCAAGGGGCAGGGGATCGCGAAGATGGTCGATCCGCCGCTCAAGGGGCCGGCCTCGCTGAAGGCGTCCAAGACTTCCCTTGTCGCCGGCGATGTGACTTACGTCGACGTGCGCGAGGGGCAGCAGGGGCTCGCGCCGATTCACGAGACGAACCTCAATCTCGAGCATCTCCTCCGGGACATGCAGGAGGTTCAATTCCGGATCCAGCGGGCCTATTACGAGGATCTGTTCCTCATGCTGGCGCGCTCGGACCTGAAAACCGGGATCACGGCGACAGAGATCGCGGAGCGCAAGGAGGAGAAGCTCATCGCGCTCGGGCCGGTCCTCGAGCGCACGAACGACGAGCTCCTCGAGCCGATGATCGATCGCGCGTTCATGTTCATGCAGGATGGCGGGCTCATTCCGGAGCCGCCCGACGAGCTCGACGGCGTCGAGCTCAAGGTCGAATACCTGTCGATCATGGCGCAGGCGCAGAAGCTCGTCGGCCTGGTCGGTCAGGACCGTTTCATCGGCTCGATCCTCCCGCTCATCGAGGCGCAGGTCGACCCGATCATCAGCCAAAAAATCGAGTGGGCGCAGATCGTCGACAACTACGCCGACATGACGGGGATCGACCCGCGGATCGTCGTGCCGACCGATGACGCGAAGGCGCGCGCCGCGGAGCAGCAGCAGGCCGCCGCCGCCGCGCAACAGTCACAGCAGGCCGCGCTCGAGGCGCGCGCGGCGAAGGATGCGAGCGGCGCGAAGCTCTCAGACGGGACGAGCGCGCTCGACGCGATCGTGTCCGCCGCCGCCGGGAACGCCGCGGCCTAACCGTGCATCCGAAAAGCGTCATCATTCACGGCGTCCGGATCACGCAGGAGCTCATCTCCCCGCGGGCCGGGCGGGAATACGCGGACCTCTGGGGCCTCACCCGTTGCAATCAAAAGTATTGGGGCGGGCGCCTGGTCGATTGGTCCGCCTGGTGGGACCTGCATCCGCTCGAGAGCGTCGGCGAGTGGCAGGGCATCCGGGAGCGCCGGCCGGCCGCGTGGGAGTGGTATCGCGAGCAGGGACCGGAGCGGCCGATCTACATGGCCGACAAGCATCGGCAGATCCCGGCCTCGGTGAAATTCGACCTCGCGCGCGTGCAACGCGAGTTCGCGCTCATGGAAAACCTCGAGCGCGGCGTCGAGCCGTGCCGGCAATTTACCTGCATGCTCGACTTTGTGATCGCGTTCGCGATCCTCGAGGGCTACCGCCGGATCATCCTCAACGGGATCGGGTTCGCGACCGATGTCGGCCATCAGTTCGTGCACCGCGGGATCCTCTACTGGATCGGGTTCGCGCGCGGGCAAGGCCTCGAGGTCCTCGTCGACGAGCCATCCGTCTACGCGATGCCGCGCGAGATTTACGCTTACGAGCGGTTCGGGTTCGACGAGCTCCGCAACATCCGCCGCGCGGTCCGCGGACCGGATCAGCGCGGCCGGCCGTCGCCGAAGCCGCGCGCCGCTCGAGGGGCGAAATGACGGTCGCGACCGATCACCGCGGCCGACCCGTGTCGCGTCGCCGGCGGGCGCTCCTCGAGGGCGGGGACCTGGCGCCGCTCGAGGTCCTTGTCGACGCGCTCGGCTCGCGGCCGGTCGTCGTCATCGGCTCGGCGCCGATCGAGGGCGTGCTCCGCTGGACGCCGGGGACGGCGATCGTCACGGTGAACGGCTCGCTCTCGAGCGTTCGCGATCGCGTGCCCGACGTGCACCTGATGAACGCGCGCGTCGGGCCTCATGTGACATGGAATCGGGAGCGGCGGGCGCTCAATGCGGCGATGGTCGCGCAGTCGGCCGACCGCCATGTGCGGACGCTGGCGCTCCTCCCCGTGACCGAGGTCGGCGCCGAGGAGGCGACGCTCGAGCGGCTCCGCGCGCAGGGCACGACCTGGGATCGCGTGATGTCGATCACGAAGGCGACGAAGGTCCTCCTCGCGCACAACGTCGGCGCGCTCGACCGGGACCGCGATCGGCACTTGGGCGTCTCGGCCGGGATGTTCGGCGTCCTCCTGGCGCTCTGGGCCGGGGCCTCGAGCATCCGAACCGAGGGGTTCTCGTTCGATGCCGGCTACGCCTACCTGGCGCCGGAGCTCGTGCCGGAGAATTCGCGCGGGCATCTCCGCGGGGACAAGACCGCGATCGTCAACATCCGGGAGCGGTTCGGGGCGCGCGTGTGCGGCGACCTGTTCACGCGCCGCACGCAGCAGACGCCGAGGCGAACATGAGCAGAGGCCGGGCACTGACCACGAACGCCGCCGATCCGCGGCAGGTCCGCAACGCGGAGCGCCTCGAGAAGCGCCGCGAGCAGCGATGGGAGGACAGCCTCCGCGCCGTGATGGCGACACCGCAGGGGCGCGCGTTCGTCTGGGCGCTCATTCGCCGCGCCGGCGTCTACGAGTCGCCGTTCGACACGCACGGCGGGATTCAGTCGCTCAAGATTGGCCGGGCTGACGTGGGCCGGGAAGTGATGGGGGAGGTCCTCAAGTTCACACCCGACGAGTATCTCGTCATGGAAGCCGAGGCCCGTAAGGTCGACGTGCTCGAGCAGAAAGCCGTCGAGGCCGCGCACACCGCGCCGGCAGATCCGGAGGAGTAGGTCATGGCAAAAGCAGCAGCAGCAGGCGCCGCAGCCCCCGCGAATGGCGCAGCCGCAGCGGGCGGAACGGGTAACGAGGGCGGAGCGGCTCCCGCGGCGGGCGCCGCCGGCGCCGGGGATGGCGCGGCAGCAGCCGCGGCCGGAGCAGCAGCGGCAGGAGACGGCGCGGCCGGAGCGGCAGGAGCCGCAGAGGGCGGCGCGGCAGCAGGCAAGGCCGGAGGCGACGGGAACGCCGCCGGAGAAGGCGACAAGGGCAAGGGTGCAGCAGCCGGCGACGCCGGAGCCGCGGCAGGCGCCGCAAAGGCTCCCGCGAAGTATGAGCTCAAGCTCCCGGCCGGCGGGCTCATGGATACGACGGATCTCCCGGCGCTCGAGAAGATCGCCCGCGAGAACGACATGAGCCAAGAGGAGGCGCAGGCCTACCTCGACGAGATGGGCGTCACGCTGAAGGCTCAGAGCGACGGCTACCTCGCGCAACTGAAGGCGGATCCGGACTACGGCGGGGACAAGCTCGCCGAGTCGCAACGGCTCGCGAACCAATTTATCGACCGGCTCCGGCCGGCCGGTCATGCGCGACGCGATTCGTTCCTCCGGTTCTTGAACCGGGGCGGAGCTCTCAATCACCCGGAGGTCGTCGCACTGTTGGCCGACGCCGGAAAACTGATGGACGAGGACGGGCACGTTCAAGGCGCCGGGGCACGCGCGGGGGCGGTCGACACCGCCACCAAGATGTATGACCACCCGACGAGCAAAGCCGCGGACGGCCGGACGTAGCTCAAGGAGTTTCTGCAATGAACCTGTTCACTGATCCGAAGCGCCGACTCTCGTGGGGAGCCGTCGCGATCGTGACACTCGTCGCCGCCCTGATCGGGAAGGCGTTCGAGTTCATCCTGCCGCATGCGGCGCACGACGCGCCGATGATGGGCCTCACGCTGTCGACCGGCGCGCTCACGCTCCTCGATTGGGCGAAGCGCGTCGACCCGGACGGCAAGATCCCCGACATCGTCGAGCTCCTCGAGCAAACAAACGAGATGCTCGCCGATATGTTGTGGAAGGAGGGCAACCTCCCCACGGGCCATCGGACGACGGTCCGGACCGGACTCCCGTCCGTGTTCTGGCGCCTCCTGAACGCCGGCGTGACGCCGTCCAAGAGCACGACCGCGCAGATCGACGAGGCGACGGGGATGCTCGAGGCCTGGTCGGAGGTTGATGTCGACCTCGCGCTTCTGAACGGCAACGTCTCGAGCTTCCGTCTCTCCGAGGCGAAGGCGTTCCTCGAGGCGATGAATCAGGAAATGCAGTCGACGATCATCTACGGGAACGCCGGCCTCGCGCCGGAGGAGTTCACGGGGTTGGCCGTGCGCTATTCGGACCTGACGGCCGAGAGCGCCGACAACATCATTCTCGGCGGGGGCGACGACGGCCATACCGACCTGACCTCGATCTGGCTCGTGGCCTGGGGCGAGGAGACGGTGTGCGGGATCTTCCCGAAGGGATCGAAGGCGGGCATCCAGCACAACGACTACGGCGAGGTCACGGTCGAAGTGACGGCCGGCGTCGCCGGCTCGCGCATGCGCGCGTTTCAGGAGCGGTATCAGTGGAAGGGCGGGATCGCGGTGAAGGACTGGCGCTATGTGGTCCGAATCCCGAACATCGATGTCTCGGAGCTCTCCGGCACGTCGGCCCGCGCGGACCTGATCGACCTCATGGAGCACGCGATCGAGCTCCTGCCGAATCGCCTCGGGAAGCCGGTTTTCTACATGAACCGGACGATCCGCCGGCATCTCCGCCGGCAGGTCCGCGAGGATGTGAGCGCGGGCGGAGGCCTCACGTTCGAGAACGTCGGCGGGCGCCGCGTGATGTTCTTCTCGGAGGTCCCGGTCCGCACCGTGGACGCCATCCTCAACACGGAGAGCGTCGTCGCGTAAGCGGCGCCGACTCCATTTCAGAGAGAGAGGGCGAACACAATGGTTCTCGATGCCTTGCTTCAACTGTCGGACGCGCAGGCCGTCACGTCGGCCGACGCTTACTCGACCAACACGATCGACCTCGGCGCGACGACGCCGGTCCGCGAGATCGGGAGCGGGGAGCCGATGGCTCTCCTTATCTCGGTCGACGTGGCCGCGGCGGGCGACGGCACGCCGGCGAGCTTCACGAACACGTTCGATTTCATCTTCGTGCAATCCGTGAATGCGAACCTCTCGTCGCACGACGAGGTCGTCAAGCGGCGCGTCGCCGGCGCGAGTCTGGTCGCCGGCGCCGTCGTCATCATTCCGATCCCGCCGGGCACGCCGACCAAGCGGTATATCGGGGCACGCTACGAGCTCGGGACCGACGACACGATCACCGTGTCGGCCTGGATCGCGCCGCTCAACTTCGTGCACACCCTCGCGAAGGCCTACGCGAAGGGTTACGTCGTCGACTAGGCAACCGACCGCCGGCGGGGGCGCGCGCTCCCGCCGGTCGGCCTCGAGAGGAGTGAGACATGGCGAAGAAAACCGCAACGGGATCAGCGACCGCGAAACCCGTTGCACGCCCGGCCGCGGCGCCGGCGAAGGGTCCGGCGCGGCCGGCGGTGTCCGCACGTCTGGCCGCCGCCGCGGCGCGGCGCGGCGACGATACGCACGTCGCGCGACCCGTGGCGGGACCGCAGAAGCTCGGCGGCCCTGTGCAGGCCGACACGGCGCCGACGCCGGCGCGCGCGACAGGCGTCGCCTCGAGCGCCCCGCCGGCGAAGGCCGCGCGGCTCAAGGTGCAGGCGAGGAAGATGGGTTACTACGGGCACGAACGCCGGCGCGTCGGCGACGTGTTCCTCGTCGAGCGATCCCAGTTCAATCCCTCATGGATGGTTCCGGTCGATTCGTCGACGAAGCTCCAGCGCACGACCGGAAAGGAGGAGCTCCGGAAGAAGCACGACGAGATCCTCCAGATGAAGAACGCCGATCGCGTCACGACGGCGGAGCACGACATCGAGGACACGGGCGACAACCCGCTCGACGCGGACTAGGGGCTTAGGACTTAGGGCTTAGGGCGGCGCCGCGATCGGCGCCTGGCTCGAGGGGACGATGGCAACGATTCAACTGACGTTCTACATCAACCTCACCGATCAGGCGCAGGTGACGGCGCTTCAAGCGCAATACCCGAACGGCGTCTCGCGCGGGCCGCTCCCCGCGGCGACCGAGTTCGGCGCCCCGTATCAGGCCGAGGGCACGCCGATCACCTATCCGTGCACGCGCACCGGATGGCTCCCCGCCGGGGCCGCCGGGAAGTTCCCGCTCGATCGCGCGTTCTTCACCATCAATGATGGGTTTTGGGGGCACCTGTTCGGGCGCGATCAGAAATACGCCTGGATCGGGCAGTTCGTCTATCAGCCGGCGACGACGGCGCCCGTCACCGGCAGCGCGGGGATCACCGTGCCCGGGGTGATGCTCGAGGTCGCGTTCGCGGAGGGCTTCGAGGACTCCGCATTCGGCTCGACGAGCGCGCCGGAAGGATCGACGAGCGCCACCGGCGACGTGCTCCCGTGCGGGTCTCGCATGATCGACGGGCTCGGGATCGCGATTCGCGCCTCCAGCGTGGCTTACTTCCTCTCATGGACGAAGTTCGGCGCGACGCCAACCGCGCGCGGATGGGAGCGGCTCTACTTCCGGATCCGCACGCTCCCGTCGTCGGGCGATTGCACGATCTGGCGCATGCGGTGGAACACGGGGAACGAGGGCCTCGCCGTGTTCATCAACACGAGCGGTGCCGTGTCGGTCAAGCTGGTGACGAGCCTCGGCGCGGTCGGGACCTTCCTCGCGCAGACCTCGCCCGTCTCGGTCGGCGAGTGGCACTGTCTCGATATCGTCTACAACAATGGCGTGGTCGCCGCGGCCTCCGTGGTCAGCGTGGACCTCTGGATCGACCATACGATCGGCGCGCACGTCGAGCTCTTTCCGACCGCCTTGTCGGCCGTCACGCGACAGCCTAGCGGCTCCTCGACCGGCGTCGACATCGGCTCGCACGGCGACGCGGAGATCGACCTCGACGATCACATCGCGTTTATCGTGCCGGTGCCGACGTTGCCGGGGAACCTCGCGAAAAACACCTATTGGACCGAGACGCAGAATCCCGGGCTCGATTGGATCAACGGGCACCACGTCGCGCGCGCCGACGCGCATCTCTTCGACGCGACCCACTCGGCGAATTGGGTTGGCAACGTCCGCACGCTCCGGCAGCGCGCCGGCGCGCAGCAGGCCGAGGACGCGCTTACGTCGTCGACGAGCGGCGCGCTCGTGGCCGCGAATACCTACGGCCGGCTGGTGGTCGAGCAGGACGGGTGTCAAGGCTGGCAGGCGCTCCTCGTCTCGGTGCTCATGCGCCGCGCGACCGCTGGCACGCCGCAACTTGGCTACAGCTACACGGAAGTCTCGGGCGGGTCCGCTACGACGGTGATGGCGAACGTCGCGACGCCATCGGCAACGAATAACTGGAACGCCGTCGCCGCGCGGCCGACCGGGCTCCTGGTGCCGAAAAAGCTCTACGACTTCATGCTCCGGTTCACCAAGGCCGCGGATACCAACGCGACGCAGATCGCGTGTCTCTATGGCTCGCTGGTCCTCGTCGGCCAGTTCGATCAATGCGACGTGACGCCGGATCCGAACGACCCGGACGCGACGCTTCCGACCGTCCGCGGCACGCTCGCCTATGGGCTTCACAATGCGCCGTATCCGCGCACGCCCTGGGTGCGGACCGAGGTCCCGCCCGACTCGCCCGTGTGGGTGAAGGCCGGGACCTATAGCGGGAACAATCTCGGCCAAGACGTGATCGCCAAGATCCCCGCCCACTTCTGGTGGGTGCGGCGCACCGATTCGAACACGGGCGCCGTCCGCTGGTGGTCGTCGATGGCCTCGGCGAAGTGGGCGGTCGCCGGCGATGGCCGCGGCGGGATGAACTACGCGCTCGAGGACCCGGAATTTATCGCCGCCGGCGGCGACACGGACCCGGAGAGCCGATCCCTGATCCGCGTCGGCGGCGCGAACGCGGCGGAAAACGCGACCGGAGGCACGTATCAATACCTCGCCATCGGCGACCCGGGCGCGCGGTTCATGTTGAACGATATGTTTCGGCACGCCAACGCCGTCACGACGTTTGACAACGCGCTCCCCGACTCGGCGTTCCTCGCTGAGTTCGCATTCGCGGCGACCGAGGCCGCGGCGGGCGGGGGCTTCCTCTGGGCGAAGGGGCCGGGCCATCCGACGACAAGCGGGCACCGGCTCGATCTAGCAACGGAGCAAACGACCTTCGGGGCGTTCCTTGCCGGCGTGTTCCGCAGCCTCCAAACGATTCACCCGTCCGGCTCGATCGGGACCGCTTACTCGCTCTGGCGCAATCGCGACGGCGCCGACTACGACGGACTCGGTCTGACGGAGCCGGTCGTCGTGCAGATCTTCGGCTACAGCGGCGACGGCGCCGCGTCGCGATCGATGCAACTCCCGCGCGTCTCTGGGAAGCGTCCGCTCTGGGCGATGGTCGTCCCGATCAGCGGCAACCTCGCGGCGGTCCGCGATCCCTCGCACCTGACCAATACCTCGAGCACGCCGGCGTCGGGGAGCTCGACGATCACGACGGGGATCACGGCGGGCGGCATCGACTCGATCACGGTGGGGTCGACCCTCAACGCGAACGGCGTCGCGCATTCGGCGATCGTCGTCATGGCCGCGGACGCGACCGCCGGCAATGGTGGATGGGGCACGAACGGCGAGATCTTCTACGACCCGGTCCCGGCCACCGGCGCGCAGTGGCCGGACGGCTACACGCCTGAGGAGCTCGACGACCTCGAGAATCCGCCGGAGGAGCCGCCGGTCGTCGACAGCTTCGACGATGGGCCGGACCTGGCCGATGACCTCGCGGACGCGCTCTGTGTGCCGTTCACGCTCCGCGCGGTGAACCTGGCGCTCTCGCGCCTCGGGATCACCGACATGCTCACCGCGGCGAGCGAGCTCCTCACGCCGACCTCGCAGGAGCGGAGCCTCATCGCGCAGCTTTACGAGCACACGCTCCGGTTCGTCCTCCG